TCTTTGATCGCGGACGCTATCCTTGGCAGCATCGAACTGAACCCCTCCGCGAGATCGTTCGCGTTTGTCGCGAGATGTTCAAGGGCCACATGTGTCGCTTCGGCGTTCTCAGCCATGACCCCAAGCGTGTGCGCGGCGGATTGGTTCTCGGTCTTTTCAGTCTCCGAAACTTGCCCGGCCTGCGGGAGCTTGCTTAGATCGACTTTGCCGTCTACGAATTGCTTGGCCATGAGGCTGATGTCAGAGCTACCGGCGCGGCCACCAACAAGAGATTGCAGCAATACACTCACCTGCTCTTGAGTAAGTTTTTGCGATGTAGTGATGTTCTGCAATTCCTGAAACACGTTCTGGCCATTCGTGCTGCCCAAGTCTTGCTGTGTTGCGCGGATGAGGCCCTCGCGGCGCATACCGGGAGACGCTTCGGCTAAATTAACATCGCCACGCTGCCCACGCAGCGCGTCGGCTATCGCCTGCACATCATGGAGCGGCTGCTCATAAGCGTGCTCAGCCGCCGACTTGAGGCCGGTGAGGGCCTTGGCAAGATCATTCGCAGCTTTTTGCACGTCGATGAAACTCGCATCGAGGTCCTGATGCTGTTTGAACTGCGCCTGATCGGTGCCAAGCTGTGCGCGTGCCTGAGTGAGTGGTGCCGCCTCGGTATCCTTTAGCTGTTTAAGCTCCGCATCAGCCTGTCGCTGCTTGGCCTGCTCGACCGCCAGTTCGAGGCTCTCTTTTTGTAGCCGAGTTTCCGCGGCGAGATCACTGCTGTCTTTCTTGCCACCTTGATTGAACTCTTTGAGTTTCAAAGCGGCCTGCTCGACGCCGATGCCCGCACCCGCTACACTGCTCAGGTCACTGCTCATCTGCGCCGCAAGGTCTTGCGACGTAAACTGTAGCTTTTGATATGCCTCTTGTACCGAGATCGCATCGGAGCGAAGCCGTTGCGCCCATTCGGTCGAGACATCCTGCGCGTGGTTCTGAGCGCTCTCGACGCCAAGGTGAGCAGAGATCATTCCCTCCGCTGCTGCCTCGGCAGCAATGGGTGCGGTCCGCAAATTCTGGTTGATCTGCGCGGTGGAGTTCTCGACGACTTGAGCCGTGCGCGTGATGGCGCGGTCGAGGAACTCAGTCGAGACACCCACAAACATCGTCTTGAGTTCGGAAAGACCTTTGCGCGTCGTGCCGAAGCTCTCGGCCAGCGCCGCCTCGGTGACGATATGCCGATCCTCTATCTCGGTGAACTTGGTGATCGCATAACCGGCGCCGATGACGGCGGCGGCAATCGCAAGTGGGGCAGCCGCGAGCATTTCCAGCGCCGACGCGGAAGCCGCGGCAGCGGCGATGCGACCAAACGCTGTCTCCGCCGTCTCCGCAAGTTCCATCAAAGTCTGGCCAGCTTCGGGCGCGCCCTCGATGGAGACCTTTTGGACAATATCCTCTAACTCGCCACCGATAGGCATATCAGCCTCGCCATGCTTGATCGAAATACGCGCGGAAATTTGCCATCACACTCTGGATGATTGTATCGAGGTGGAAAGTCTTGGGGATCACGACACTTGCAATGCCAAAGTATTTTGGTTTCTTATCACTCACTGAGAACAGCAGAGGATGACCGTTCTGGCTCGTGCCTTTGATCGAGAACAGCGCGCCGTAATCCCGCGCTCGTACTCCCTCGGCATCCGTGCCGCTGATCGGTATCCACAGGAACGGGTTGCCCTCAATCTCGCCGCCCGTCTCGAATATATCTGCGTAGGGAACATCCTCCGTGACGGTGATCTGCATCCGGTTACGTCCGGACTTTTCTGCGAACACGTGCAGCCCGCTCGTCCAGCGTGAGCCAAAATTCCCTGCGGCTGAGATATCAGCATCACCCATTTTCTTAATCATGGACGCTGCCATGTTTGCGGCTGCTGGGATCGCCTCGTCAAAACGCTCTTGCAGCCCGGCGAGATTTTTCCGGAGCGACACTTTAGGCGTTTCGGCTACGAGCTTCACTGATCTTTCTCCCACTTATCCATTTGTTTCTTGACCGCTTCACCATCTCCGCTCGATCCGAGCGCGTGAAGCGCAAGCTGTGAGTGCATCTCGATCTCCCGGCGCCGTGCAGCGAGAAACATGTACGCTGAAATCTGCCGAGGGGTCAGTTTCCAGACGGCTCGACTGTCGTGGCCGCTTGCGATGAGGTACTCGATTGCGCTTGCGAGTTCATACCCATCACCCTTCCAAAGTTTACGGATGCGGCTGCGCCGAACATTTCCGCGATCCGACTGGCGAAAGGGCCAAACCCATCCTTAAACGTCAGCTTGACGATCTCTTTTATGATGTCGAGTTGCGTCTCGACTGAAAGCTTTGCCGCAACTTTCTCGGCTGCCTCGACATGCTCATGATCGGGGGTAGTCGAGAGCGCGATCACCGCCTCAAGAAAGCGCGAGGCGGCGGGTATCATCTTGTCCAGTTTCACCGCGCCGGGCGCGAGCCACGCCGATGCCTCTGGAAATCTCGTCATCAGTTCGACAAGGTTGTCGGCTGATAGACCGTAGACCTTGAGTACCTTGTCACCTATCGGGACGGTGCCAAACGGCGCACCGATGTCGATGAGGCTCAAGCCTTGCTGCTCTTTAGCCATGTCGGGGGGACCTTATTACTGTGAGGGGGATTATACGCAATGTGTAGTCAGGTGAATGCGCGCTTCACATAGTCCCGCGCATCTTTAGGACTTTGAACTTTTAGCTCATTGAATGACTTGACCATCGCATCTAAGAACGGGGTAGCCAAGCCGAGATATAACTGTTTTCGATCTGCGGTTCGCTGGAAGTAGAGATACTTCCGGCCCTTGATTATCTTGTAGCAAAATGAGCCGTAGACAAAATTCTGTTCCTTAGCTTCGTGCTCTCGCTGCGTTTTTGCTTGGCGGATTGCCTCTGATCCCGCCATGCGACTTTCCGGTGCCATCCCGTGCAACTTCAAATGATCCATACTTTCGATCAGGACCAAATTATCGGGGGTGTCGTTCCGGTGATCGCCGTCCGCGTGATGGATATCAAATCCGTCGCGTACCTTTTCGGCAAGCCACTCTTTAGTCCGCGTCGGATGCGCGGCGAGCCACGCCCGATGATATCTGTTCACTGTTCCCTCCCTTATCCGCAAGTTATACGCGGGTTATGCGCTAGGGAGTGGCGAAGTCAACCTTAGTTGCGCGTCGGACGCAGTGCGATTGGTATCTGCGAGTGGCGCAGCCCTTTCGGGACAACCACAACCGGCGCAGGCGCGGCAGCAGCCGGGGGAGCCACGTAGGCTGCCTGAGCCGATGCCACAGGGGCAATTGGCGCCGGTGCTTGCGCTTCAACAGGAGCAGTGCGGTTGAGCCATTCAGGGAGCGGCGCAGCGGGAGTGCCGGTCTCGGCAGTGAGCGCGATCTGTAGCTCACCTTTGAGCTTGACGACCTCGGCGGCGAGCGCGGCGACTTGCGCCGGATCAGTGGCAGCTACAAGGGCTGTCTCGGCCTCGGCAAGCTGTACTTGGATTTCCTGTGATGCCGCCATGTGGGCCTCCGGTTAGGGTGCTTTCGGGACGATTGCCCCGAGAGATTGCTGCGCTTCCGCGAGTTGCGCACCAGCGGCGCCTAGCTGCTTTTCGAGGTTTGCTTTCAGGTCCGCGACGGCGGCAGCGTGCTCATCGGAAACCGGCTTGATGGCCGCCACCTGCGCCAAGTGCTGCGTAGTGCGACCGACACGGCCTGTGAGACCGCGGATGTCAGAGGTGAGGCGAGCGGCGAGGATCGTCGGATCGAGAGACATGGGGGACATTCCTTATATTATATTGTAAGATCGCAGCCTGATTATCATAAACGATAATCAGGCTGCAACCTGATTAGTACGCGGTCGAGGGCGAGTTCGGCAGCGAAGCGCTCGCGGTGCCGAAAGTGGCCGCAAGCTGGTCATACAGCACGTCGCCTTCGAGGTCAATGGTGCCCCACTGATTTCCGATCAGCGAGAGCGCCTTTGATGGTGAGAGCTTGACAAGCGGGAAATTCACCGTCCAGATCGGGCCGATGTCATTCTCGCCTACGAACTTGACCGCCCCATAGATCACGGGGTTCGCAAAGATGTCGATCACATCCGGCGACGGCGACGGGCCGCCACTCGGCAAGCCGAGGAGTGCAAAGCCCATGTTGCGCGCGGTGAACTCCTCAAGCACCATATTCAGGGTGCCGGAGATTTCGGTGACGGCGGTGAAATCCTTGACGCGCACGCCTGTCCGCGAGCTATAGTGATCGAGTTGCGTGACTTTCGCCATGAACTCAAAGGTCGGACAGTTGCCGCAATCGACATAGGTGCTTTCCCCGAGCAGCTTCACGGAGACAATGCCCTTGCCGATGTAATAGTTGCCGATGTTCGGAGAGAGTAGCGAACCCTCTACCAGTTCTGATCCAAGAGGCATGACAAATCTCCCTTTGCCTATTCAAGTTCGCCGGGCAAGAACGGATAGATGAAGGTGATCGAGATACCCATCTGTCCCTGCATGGTGCGGTTGCGGGCCAAGTCAGTCACGGTACTGTCGTAAGTGATCTGGCCGTTCGATCCACATATTCGCCGCAGGGTCGTATCGTTGATCACTGTGTTCAAGATCGCGATCCGTGCGGCGTTCAAGTCCTCTCCTACGTTCTCATTTTGCTGCGCGCCTTTGCGAACATCGAGAACCACGTAAATCTCCGGGGTCATTCTCATCAAGCACATACTCGGTGGCAGCGACCGGCCCGGAGGTGGCTGCAACGCATGAGGGTCCCGAAACTCATCGGCATCGAGTAAGATGATGCCGGGGACTTTTCCTGCCGGAAGCTCGTTCCGGTTATGCACGTAGTTCGCGGACGGTACGAGGCCAGTCGAGAGCGTGATCGACATCGCACCGAGCAGCATATCAAGCTGCTCAAGAATAAGCTGGCGGCGATCAAGTAGTGTCATCGGCGTACCGTGAACTCGTAAAGAACCACGATCCCCGCTGGCGCGTACTTTTTCACAGGACAAGTGAAGGGTAGAACCTCGTCCTGTACTGGCGGGTTTGCGGGGGGCTGCACAAACGTCACCAGCAGATCGCGTTCGTTATCTGGCGGCGTCGCCTCGATTTCCGTTCCGGACGCCGACAAGAGAACGCGGCGGTCGGTAGGGTTCGCGAGCGCAGTCGCCTTGTCCGAAGGCTCGTATTCGATGACCGCCACAAAGCAGGGACGGTCGGGCGAGCCAGTCCGACGCAGCACAGCGGCCATGCCGAACTTTTGGATCAAGCAGTCGGCGGTTGCCCGCGAACCGAGATAGTCGAACTGTGCCACGTTATCTGTCCTCTGCCTTTGCTGCAACCGGGATTTAGCGCAGCACGCGCCGCCCGCCGCCCGCGAGCAGTACGCCGCCTTTGGACATCATCCGGTCAACCTGTGGGAACGAGGGAAAGAACCCAAGCCCGAGCTTGGTGTCAAAAGTGGTAGTCGTGCGAATAGGCCCGATTTCCTCGCTGTAACTCTCCACGACCGCGCCGTTTCGGATGACCGTGCTGTCGTAATCCGGCTGCAAGACGGTGCCATTGAGCGCCCGATAGGCAAGCTCGGAACACGCATCCTTGATGACTTGAGGGATGCCGTAGAGCGTGTCGCCATTATAGTCGATGACACCCTGCCGGGGCCATTGCGTCGATTGCGAGCTTGAAGCCGGGGTCATGAATGGGGTCTGGCCAAAATATGTGGGATACATCCACGGCATGATAAAGCCGATGTCGAGGCTCAGGCCGGGGTTGCCGAGCGTCTGCAACAGCTTCACACCCTTGAACCGATAACGCTGGTCGATGTAATCGGTGGCCTTGACAATCGCCGCTTCGATGGCGCTCACGGGTGACGCTGCGTATAGATTGCCGCGCGTGTCATGATAGGCTTCAAAATCCGCGGCGCCGATGTAGGCGTTCGCGCCGCTGATGCGTTCTGCCGTCGAGGTGTTTGGACTGGTCGAGTTTGCCCCGGTCAGCCATGTGATCGTGCCGTTCTCCGGCCAGTCGGCCAGATTTGAATTGACTGTCGTCACGCCAAAGTGCGACGTGTCAAGCACCTGCCCGACTACGAACGGCAGATCGAGATCGGTCGGGATTGTGCCGCCGTCGATTGCTCCAACATTGGCGACGCCGTTATAGGTGCCGGTATCGCCCACGACAATCGCCTGTGCAGGAGCCGCACTCAAAGTGACGAGCGCAGCAGTCCCGGTCTGATCTTGCAGACAAAATAGCGCGGTCATAGCGCAGCCCTTTTCCGGATTTGTGGCAGCGTGAAGCTACCATTGGAAACTGCTCCCGCGCTCGCGGCGAGCGTGAGATGCCCGGCGCCCGGTGCCCTGCACGTGACGATCAGCGCAGAGCCGAGGACCTGATATGATGCTTTGACGAGATTGGTATCGGCGGATGCGGTGAGATACGTGAGCAGGTTCGCGAGAGTGGCCGTCACGGTCGCCCCAAGCGCGAAGCTCGTGCCGAACGTGACGACTGTACCGCCGATGGTGACCGTCTGCGCGACGTTGGTGGAAAAACTCACGCTCCCCTGCGCTCGCGAAACGATATCGGTAACAAGGGTTGTAGCCCGATTTCGTTTGCGTGCGTAGTAGGAGCCTGCCTGTTGTGCCGCTGTGAGCTTTCCCATACCGTGCTCCTATGCGAGCACGTTATCGCGCTACGCCGACGAGAGGCCGGTTAGGACGAGCGTACTCGCTGCGCCGACCATTTTTCGGATGCCGACCATTCATGGCTACGTCGATGTTGTCCTTGCCGTAGACATTCGTGCCTTGATGCTGCACGCGGGCTTCGCGGATGCGAGCTTCGCTTGCAAGATGCTGCTTGATGTTCTCCGCAGCCGTCAGCGGCGGGAACTGGCGCGAGTGGTTGAGCTTGGCCGCATCAAGTTCGTTGATGGCGGCACGCTCGACCTTACGCGCGTCATCGAGACCCTTACGGGCTTCGAGAACCGCGAACTCGGCCTCGTTAAGACGCGCGAGAGCCTCGGCCTTGAGATCAGTTGCGTCCGACGCGGGTACATCCGCCGTCGCCGGAGCACCGCCACCGCCACTGCCGGGTTCGACAGCTTGGCCGGTCGATGTCACAGTTTCTTGGGGATCGCCTTGAGCGTCGCCCGGTTTACGCATGAAACTCGGAGCGACCGCTTGAATATCGGTGCGCCGAATTTCCGGATCGTTCGCGAGCCGCTGCACAACACTCGTGCGCGGCAGCCCATCATCGGTCCAGTGCTCATCGTTCGTTTGATCGAGTTGCGCGAGGGCTTGCATGATTGCGTCTTTTGTAGCCATTGTCATCTCCCGAGGGGGTAAGGGTTAATTTCTCCCGAACCCGGACGCGCCACCTTGCGGTTTTACTCGCGCCGGGTTCGGGGCCGTTCGATGCTCAGCTTGGCGGATTGCGTCCCGAAAGTCCCCCCTCCAAAACGCGCTCTCTGCCTCACCTTGCATCGAGCAAGGGAATTAGCGGAGTGCTCCGTAGGTGGAGGTTTTCTTGATCGCCTGCGCTGTGTTCTTTACCAGCTTGCCAAAAACGAGCGTGCTCGTGCTCGATAGCCGGGTCGCCTGCGTGCTGAGAAAGTGCTTGAACTGGACCGCGTGCCGAACGCGCGCATATTTCCCGTGACGCAAGTGCTGGTCATAGGAGCGCGGAGACGGGAGCGGAGAGCCGAGTTGATTTGCCATTGCCTTGTCCTCAAATTGGAGGGTTTACGAAAACGGGCGGATGCTAAGTTGCACTTAGCACCCGCCCGCTAACTTAAACCGAGAGGGTCTTAGCTCTCGCGGGTGATGAGACGCGCCAGCTTGATCTGCTTGCGCTCGGGGAATACGCGGACCCACGAGGCGCCAGCGGCGAGGTTGTTCGAGGTCGCCGCATTGGTCGGGCCGCCCTGAGTGGAGGGTGTACCGATGTAGGCGTGACCGACCGGATGGATGCACCACTCGACGCGATTGTAGAGGATGTCCGAACCGGCGCCGTTGCCACGATCCGGGTAACGGAACACCTCGGTCGGGACAATCGGGGTGCCGACGCCGAGGCGGAACGCGCTCGGGCCAACAAGCCAAGTGTGATAGATGCCTGCGCTGGTCTGCGCGCCGTTGGTGCTGTCACCAGCGGGGTTAGGCATCCCGTCATCGACGATGACCCGGCGACCGAGGAAGGTCGGGATATCGATCCGGCCTTCGCTGTCGGGGATAAAGTCGATCAGGTTGTTTTTCTGCGCGCGGCTGTAGACGATGGAGTGCATGACCACGGCGGTCACGTCCTCGGCAGCGTCGCCAAGCAGGGTGCAGGTGTCGATGAACGCGGCGGCGCTGAAATCGGTGACGCCAGCCGAGTAGCCGCCGCCCGCGATGTCATTCGTGAGGTCGCCGGTCGCACCGTAAGCAGCGGTGAGGCCCACATTGCCATGACGGCCATGCGTGGGGTCCGACATGTCGTTGTCGGCAAACACGCCGTTGGCAACCGCGACGAACGCGCGCTGCAAGCGGCGGACCCAGTAGTCCGAAACGCGCGAGGCGATGGACTGCATCGGATCGGCTCCGGCCAGCGCGGTCGCGAGGCGCATCGTGCTCCAAGACGCATTGCGGCTCATGCGCACGGCAACCTCGGCGGAGGTCTGCGTGGTGTTCGGGGTCGAGTTCGTGTTCGGGTCATCGCTCGACACGTTCTCAGCCGGATCACCGACATCCTGCCAAGACGGCACGGTGAAGGTCAGACCGCCACCAGCGAGCAGGTTGTCGAGGAAATCGTCGCGAGCCGCGATACCCGACTGGATGATCGCGGTCTTTTCCATCGTGAGTTGCTGAGTGTACGGCGTAAAGATTTCCGGAACGATGACATCGGAAATTTGCGTGGAGACATTGGTCATGGCTTCCCTCTTGGGTTTTGCTGCGAAAAACTGTTCGCCGCTGGTCTCCACATGGAGGGTCGCGGGCCGGGAGCGTGCCGACCGAACCACCAACATAGGTGGCTATCGAGGTCGTGATCGCTCAATCATTCCGCCATGTTTTACACGCGGATGGAGTTTCGAGCAACCGGGATTTTAGAGTTACGATTTTGGTACAAGATCGGACGTGATCTCAATCACATTGATGCTCAGGTAAGCACTGTCCTGCTTGATCTTTTTGCTTGTCTCAGTTTTTAACTCAGCAGGTTTTTCTCGCGCGTAAGCACCGAGACCATCATGTCGCACGCAAAGATTTTATGGTTCACACTCGCGTACAATGCCAAGTTCGATTGCGTCCACGCCGCTCAGATAGATCGGCGCCTCTTTGAGCGGGCCGTGTATCTCAATCCATTTCCGCACCGCGAGCGGGTAATACCGCGAAGCCAGTTCATCCGTGACCGCAGGGTCGGGGATGTTGTTCACCGAGGCAAGATGAAAACCAAAAGAGCCTGTGCGCGTAGTGCAAAT